GTTGCCGTCGTTCGATGACCACGACTTCGGAGATAATTTAACATCTTGATGTTCGCCGCCAACTCCCGTGGAGGACCATTCTCCATGGCTATCTCTAGGCTCCGAATCATCATAGAAATTGACAGATTTCGGCGTCACGGCCGTATCTGAGATCTCGCGAACGCGGCGCGCGAAAAAGCCCTTTGCTTCCCCTTGCAACTGCGCGATGAGCTTGTCGTATTGCGCCATTTCTTCGTGGATCTGAGCTTCGGCTTGGCGTTCAGCAAAGGTTGCGTTTGAGCGGTCTGTTAGCGCCACGGACGGCGCGGCGGCGTTCGGCACCAGCTCTTGATCTTCCGTCTCACCCGGAGTCAGCGGTCGGTCGTAACGGTCTGAGACGTAGCCGACGGTGAACTTCTTGCCCATACGCATCAAACCGGTGTCCACGGTGAGTGCAAGATTGAGATCCTCGGCTTCTTCCAGATCGAACTGCCAAACCGGCATCGGAGCCTTCGGGCCAAAGTTCCACAGCACCAGAGGTTTGATGAGCTGGTCATTAATGACCGATTGCAAGCTCCTGCACAACTCCACGCTGCGTTTGTCCAGAGTGTCAGCGTGAGTTTCGCCTTGTGCTTTTGATCCGCCGCCGCCTTCATTTCCAAAGCTGGTCAGCGTTTCGCCCATCACTCGGCGCGCGATGGAGTACTGCATCGCCTTGAAGTATTGCTCGTACACTTTTGGGTCTTGGGCACGGGCAATCTTAAGCAGCTCCGCTTCAAATTCAAATCCTTTCGGCACGGCAATTGCGACATTGTCAACGAGCGCCTGAGCAATATTCACCGCCTGTTGACGCTCTGAAGCATTATCCGCATCGTTGTAATGAACCACGGCCGTGCCGGGGCCTTTTTCAGCAAATTGCATCCACAGGCGTTGGATGTTGCGCTTGAACCAACTCGGCCAGAAGACGGCCTTGAGTAATGGGCGTCCCATGCGGTTGCGCGAGCGCTTGCGGTAGCTGAAGATGAGAAACTTCTGTTCCGGGAGCTGCTGGCCTTCGGAGGCCCAAGGATTGTCGAGGAGCTGCAGGTTACCCACCTGCGGATAGAAACGGTTGCCAAAGAGGAAAAGCTCTTGCGGGCAATCGCTGATATCCACCAGCTCAGCCTGTCCTTCCGAGGTATCGAAGATCATCTCCTGCACGCTGAAGCCGTAACCAGGCGCATCCAAGATGCAGTCCAGCACAGCGTGGAAGTCGAGCCGGCCGAGCTGCTCTTCGACAAATTCTTTAACATCGTTAGCCAGCGACGACTCGTCGCGCGGCGCGGGCAGCACACTGCGATCCCGCTCAAGAACGCTGAGCTTGAGCGTGTCCAAGCAGTTGGCGACATCTTCGTCTTTATCCTCCAGCTCGCGGTAATAGGCCATCGTCTCCGGCTGGTTGTAGGTCATCGCCGCCCAGATCGATGTCGGGTTGCGCGTGCCACCGAAGGCCAATGTATTGCGATAGAGCGAAATCTGCTGGAGATAAAGGCTGTTGGACGAGACCATCTCGCCCTTGGGCGGTAGCGGCGGAACTGCAAGAATCTTTGCGTCGGCCATCAGAGGTATCCCTTCATCTGCGAGTAGGAGGTTGGCTTCTCGGAAGCCTGAACGCCGGTGATCGTGCAGACGCCGCCGTTATCTCCGGCGAGCAGCGCAAGGCTCTGCGCCCAGAATTCGTCCGCATGGCCGGCCTCGGTACGATCCGCATCGAAGCGAAAGTTATTCGCCGCGGTGGGGATACGGCGAACGGCATGAACAGCGCCGCGCAACTCGCGATCATCGGGGATGCGAATTGTTCCCTCTTCGTAAGTACGCCGCGTCCGCACGGCCAGGTCCTCTTTGACGGCCAGTGTGAAGGTAACTGGCTCGACGCGCCATATTCCCCATTTTGTCTGAGTCTCTTCTGCTAGCTGCATCCCGATGCCGGTGGAATCAATGCAGGCGCGACGGATCTTCAGGTTCTCAAAGAACCAATCGATGCGCTTGCGCTGCACGGCGAAGGGTATGGCGCGCATCCGGACAATCGCGCGGGTCCAGTACACTCCAAGACATTTTTCGAGCAGGTAGATGACGGTCAGGTCTTTCTTGCGGCCAATATCTATGCCAAGGATCAGCTCTCCGATAGCCTTGAAGTTATCCGGCAGATCAGTAGTGGCAAAGATCGACTCGGCCGCCTGAATCTGCGCCCAGGTGATCCAGCTCGATGCATCAGAGATGAACTTGCAACAGTACTCCTGCTGCCAGATGTCCTCATCCGGGCAGCCATCGCGCAGCTTCGCAATATCAGCGTCAAGCCCCTGCTCCACGGCGTCGTAGATCGTCGTGCAGTGCTTCGAGAAGCCGTTTTCCTTTTCGCAAAGTTCATAGAACATCCCCGACTCGCCGAAGCAGGTTGAACCAATCTCGATAGAATAGCCGCGCGTTACCGAGGGGTAGATCGCCGCGTAGATGCGCTTGGCATCCTTGTGAAATGCAAACTCATCAGCCAAGACGTTTCCGGTGTAGCCGCGCGCCGTGTCGGGGTTCGCGGGCAGAAAGATCATGCGCGCCTTGTTCGATGGGAAGTGAATCACCGACTGAGTCTGTTCGACCCCCTCAACAAATGCGCCTGTGCCCTCTTTTTCGATAAATTCATAGCCGCGTGCCGCCTGCTCGATGCGCGCGATCGCTTCCACATGCTCCCGCGCTTTCTGCGCGAGTTCATTCGATTGGCGCTGTCCGGCCGAGAGCGCGATCCACAGAGTTTTGTGTCGCACCAGGTCTGTAACAGCACGGAATGTGGCGCAGAAGCTGAAACCGATTTGACGGGCTTTCTTCCAGATTTTCAACGGGGACTTGTCTTTAATCCACTTCTGTTGATATTTGAGGAAGATTTCTTTAGACTGCGCCATAAATCTCCCTCACTTTTTCAAGGAGATCCTCGCGAGTGAGAGCCACCGCGGACTTGCCATCTTTCCCTTCGATCTCGCCGAGAAGCCTGCCAGCCTTTTCCTTGACCAGGTCAAGCTTTATTTGGATTGCCTTCTCTTCGACAGCGACTCGGCGACCCAGCAACTCCACGCGCTGGAGGCGGCTGAGCGTCAGCGAGAGCACATTCAGCCCGTCGAGGAACTTTGCCTGGTCACCAGACCCCACCTGCTGCATCAGCGTGAAGACCTGGTCGCGCATCGCATTCATCACTGCAGCATTTGTTCCCGGCAGATCGTTGCCGGCGAAGGCCGCGGCCCATTCACGCGCCTTGGCGCTTTCGGCCAGCACCTGGGCGCGGACCTGGCTCACGCGCAGATCGAACCAGCGCTGCAGGCTCGACTTGGCCAGGCGCAACCCCGGAAAGAGATCGAGCGCATCCGGATCGACGTTCGGCCAGTCGATGAAGCCGCCGCCGTCTTTATCCCATTCCGAGCTATAGGGCTTCGCCGACTGCTCGGCGATCTCAACCCAGGTGCGGCCCCGGTCGTAGAGATGTTTGATCGCGTCCTGCGCCGATTGCGGCAGGCGGTCGATCTTTAGCGGCAACTTCGTAATCCGCTTCTCGCCGGTTTTGGGTCTAGGCTTGGTCATAGGCTTCAGTCGAAAAGAACTTCATCGTTATCTTTGCGTCGGGTTACGAGCGCCAGGCCCGCAGCCGTCAACACAATTTGCTCCGCGACAATTCGCTCGCGGATCTCGCAGAAATGTTGCTCAAAGGCGACGTATCCGAGCACTTCGAGGTCCTGGAGCATAGTCAATACCTGACGCTGGCTCATGCGAGAGCCGAGATCCTGCATCATCTTCGCCATCTCGAAGTCGTCCATCCGCTCTAGTTGCTTTTCATGCCCCTGGCGGATCAGCTTCAGCATGTTCCCGCGGCGCCGCTTCGTTTGGATCAACTCCTGCTCTGTGGCCATTTCTCCCCCGTACTCAGTGCTTTGAGCCCTTGCATCATCTCGCCTAACATCTGGTTTTGTTTCGCCATGACAGCGTCTTGCCGGTCGAGCCGCTCGTAAACGCCTGGAAACTCCTGAGCAGCATAGATTGCCAATCTCTGGACCTCCTGGGCCTGTTTTCCGCCCTGATCGGCCAGCCTGGTCAACGCATCGGCCGTGCGATCCGCCGCCTTGGCCGAGTCATGCACACTTGATGCAACCATTGTGAAACTCTCTCGAATTGCGCTGATTAGGGCCTCAATCAACTTGCCAAAGACCAGAATGCCGAGCATGGCCACCAGAAACGCCGGCCCCCAGACCTGGAGGAGCTGGAAGCTCTTATCTGGCTGGCTACGAAGGATCTCGTAACATCCGAGTGCGACTGCCGTGCCGCTGGCGCCTCCGATTGCCACCCCAATGTGCCGGAGCCAGCCAGATCGGAAGCCAACCTGGACATCCGCCCGCCGAGGTCCGACACCGCCCAAATCCAAAGTCGTCACCGTGGCCATTTCCCCTTCCAAAAGCCAAAACTCACTTTGACCCTTCCTAAAAGACTTCCAGATACCCCAGAGATCGAATTCTTTGCCGGTTGTCGTACCCGTTCACGGGGTTCGAAGCCACCGACCTGCCTTAGGCCCTTCCTTAACGCCTTAAAACGCCTTTATCGCGTTTTGCCCTTCCGTTCCCTAAAATGCCGGTCCGAGGTCAGAATGGGATGCGGCTCACCAGCAACGCTGCCAGGCCGAATCCCAGGCCGGTCCAGACCCAGTTCCAGAACTCCTCTTTCATAGCGCCTCCACCAGGCCGCGAATTTTACTTTCCGCCCAGCCTTCGGTTCTCCAAATTGGCCGCTTCGTGCAGGTAATGGTCAGCTTCTGATCGCCTTCTTCATAGAGCCACTGAATTTCCATCCAACTGTCCCAGGCGCAGCCTGAGTTCTCGTCGTAGCTCATCGCTTCCGCCTGTGCGCGGATGCGGGCGCGGATCTGGTGAAACTTCAGCCGCGAAATTGAGCGAAATGTGACCGAGACCTCAGCCATCGACTTGCCTTTTTCTTTCAACCGCTGCCGGACTTGGTTGAGTCCAGCAGCGGCAGGTTGTTTGAGTTCCTCAGGTACGCGCTTGGCACTCTGATTCCCCATGAATCTTCATGAGTGACTCATCAGAAATGCCGCAATCTGAGGCCGTTCGCTCATTTTAGGTGGACTCGTTACTTCGGCGTGCCGAAGCTGACACCGATGCTGGCCGTGCGTCCGGTGGGCGGCGGCGGAGGCGCGGAGACAACCAGCGTGTTACTGCCGCTGAACGTGCCCGCCGTTCCGTCGCTGTCCGTGACCGTGGCGGCGACACCAACGCTGACCGTTCCCGAAGCAATTGCCGTCAAAGTCGCGGTGCCGTCCGCGTTTTGGGTAAAAGTGGCGACCGTTGGGTCGCTGACTGACCAGGTTGGGCTTGACACCACCGCTCCGGGAGTTGGGGTTACGCCGTCGGCTTCCAGCGGTACGGCCGTCGCGGCCAGTGACTGGCCGACAAGCATGGTTCCTGAATTCATGAATCCTCCAATGCAGATAATCAGAGTTGAAGTTCGTTGCGGTTTCAGGCGCCGTTTCCAGCAGCCATAGAGGTTATGCGGGAAAAGAAACCAGCTGAGCAGCAAGGAGAGATCCAAAATCAGCAATCTGAATCGCCTGCCTTTTCGCAACTGCATTTTTTCTCCCATCTCGTTAAATCTTGGCCTTGATGGCCGTCTCAATCGCGCTTAGCTTGGCTTCGAGTGTGAGCTTCAGACTCTTCAACTCTGCGGCGATCTTGCCGCTGAAGACCACGCCCAAAATCACGCCGGTTACAAACACAACAACAAACCAAAAGAAAATCATTTTCCCCTCTCTCACTGTTGTGCGGATTGATCCCCCGCCTGTTGTGCGGGCGGCTCTTCGTGATTCGCCCGATTTTTCCACGCATCCGCGAACTTGTTCACGCCATAAAGAGCCGCGCAGATGCCGCTAACATACATGCCTAGTTGCCCTACAAACGCTGTCAACTCTGGCACCGTCACAGAGCCTTGGACCTTCGTCAATAACGCCGTCATCCAGCCCGTGGCGAAGACGATCACAATCACCACGCAGATGCGTGCGTTGCTGACGGTGCCGTCCGCCTCGCTCAGCCAGGAGCGAACAAAAGCCAGAGACTTGCCGATAACTACCATTTGTGCCCCGCTACGTATCCCGCGCCCGCGCCAATCGCGATCCACTTCGCGGCCGTCAATGTCTTGTGCAGCCAGGCGCCGCCCTTGGCCGTCTTCTCCCAGGTGTCGCGCTGCGCCTCGGTGGCCTTCAGCTCGGCGGCTGTATCCGCCGCTATCAATGAGCAGGCCGCCAGCTTGGCCGAATTCTCCTGGCAGCCGATCTCGGCTTCCTGTATTGCCTGAAAATCGGCTGCCGGAACTATGATTTGCTGCTGCGGAACTTTTGCCGAGTCCGCCGCTCCCGGCTGCGCGGGTCCATTTCCCACTGCCGGGGCTGGCGCTGTCTGAATCGTGATCGGCTGCGGCAAAGAAGGAATCAGCTTCGAGGTGTCGTGAATGATTTGCTGCGGGGTTGCCGGCTTGGCCTTCTGCTGTTCGAGAGCTGCCAGCGTTTGCTTGAGCTGCGCGGCCGTCTGCGCCGCATCGCTTTTGGCTGCGTCGATGCTTTTCTGCTGCGTGGCTGTCTGCGCTACAGCTTTGATCCGGGCTTCGCGCTCCTGAACCCACTCGTAAACGCTTAGGGCGCCAAGAGCGAACAGCACAACGAGGGCCGCTGCAATCCAGGTGTGCGGAATGTTGATCGGCGTTGAATTAGCCGGCGTCAAAGTCGGAGTTGTGCTCATGCAGCCTCCTGACCGCGCCATAGCGCAACTTCCGCCTCGCGCCGCGCCTTCAGCGCGGCCAGCTCCACTTCTTTGCCATCCTCCAGCCCGTGATCCCAGCGCAGCAGCTGCTCGGCCGCATCGTCGTACTTGCCGGCATTGAGATATTTGAGAAGCGTGGAGGAAAGCAGTCGCTGCGCGCCTAGGTTGTAAACGAAATCCACCAGCGCATCGAACTGGCCCTGGGTCAGCGGAACAGTCACCATTCGCTCGACGGCTTGCTTGGCGTCACGCACGTCGCTGACCAGCAGAATGGCGGCCATGGCCGGGTCGATGCCGTTCGGGAAATTATCTGGACGCAAAAGCCGATGGCCGTAGCCGATTGTGGGGAACCCGGCCGCATCCAAATAGACGCGATTGCGAAAACCCTCGCTCCGCTTCAATAGCGCCATTCCCGCTGAACTAAATTCCATGGCTGCTCCTTTCTCATGCAGCGCGGTCAGGGCGGTCGGGCCCCAGCCGCGCTTACACTTGCTCTGGCGCTCCCCACAACCTCCTTTCTGCCAGGAGATGTGCGAAACATTCAGGTGCCAGTATCGGGCGTAGCTTCGCTACGCCGGGGAATGTCCGGAATAACGGGAATACTTGGAATGATGCGCGGCGTTGAGAGCGCAGCGAAGATGGATAATCGGTAAATAAGGGGATTTAATATTTTATTTCCGAGGTTGGCGAGAGCCGCATTGGGGGCAAGGCTTACGGCGCTCGCGGGAGCTAAGCAACTGCCCGCATTGGACGCAGGGCAGTTCGACGCGGGCGCGGGGCGCGGGCGGCTTGATGCGCCGGCCATTCTCGCTCAACCAGACATCTTGAGGGATAGTTGATAAATCCCATGAGGGTTTATATTTCATTTCGTTCTCTCCGCAATTGTGAAATTTGACCGCTTACGTAATGTGAAATCAGAGGCCTTTTCTTTTTCAAATGATGCGTGATTTTCAGAGCAATGTTTGCGCCAAGCGGCGATGTTATCGAACCAGTGACCGCAGATAAGAGTATCATGTGCGATTCGACATTGGTACGTCATGTAATATTGTTTTTTCATTTCGTTTTCTCCGCCACAAATTGAGCGCGAGTGGCTGCTGTATTCTCGCGGTCGCCAAGCCAGCTCTGGTAATCGGCCAGAGTAATTGGTATAAGGTCAACCTGGAACTTGGCAGTGCGCAGAATGCGCAGAGAGGCGCGGGTGACCTGTTGGTGAAAATCGAGCGGCCAGCGGTTCTCAGGGTTGAGAAGGTTCAGGCTGTCCTCGTCCTGGTAGTCGGCCAGCGCAATGCGCGTGCTGCGCGGGTCCAGGCCTTCGCGCTCGGCCTTCTCAAGCAGCGGGCGGAGCCGAAGCTCCGCCTCGCGCCGTGCGTCATACCAGGTCATTTTTGTTACCAAAACTTTCTTCGCAGATGCACACATCGTAATCACCGTGATCTTCGATGTTGTGAGCGATGTTGAAGCTAAATTTGTACGGATCGCCATTCTTTACGCGGCCATCACGGGCTATATCGCGGCGGCTAACTGAGCGTTCAACAGCGAGCGCAGTTCTGTCGGCACGCGTCAAGAATTTCGTGTACACGGCTGGTTGTCCATTTCGATTGGTGCGAAGAATGAAAAAATCGCCGGTCTGGAGAGATGAAAGTTTTTTACGGAGGAGGGTTGGCAATACATCTGTCGAAAAGTCAAACATTGCACCTTGACGAACATTATTGAGGTCCATCATTTGTGGTTCCTTTCTGCCCTTTGTCCGGTGGCGTCCGGTCTTTCTGATCTGTATTGAGCATAGCACAACCGCGTAATGTGTCAAGAGAAAAATTTAGGATTTTGAGAATATCTGTGGAAAACTTAACAACAGAGTTAAAACTGTGTGCACGTCTTTGAAAAGACCTGCTGATTTTCCGCAATATTTGCATTTAGCCATCGCGTCATCTTTCTCGCAAAGTCTATTTATGAAAGGGTGCCATTGCCTCATCAGCTTTTTTCACTATATCGCGGGCGTTTTCAATCCTATATCGGGTAGTCTCAATCGTGTGTGAACTAAAAATTCCCTCATATGCGGAAAGAAGGTCACGCAAGGCTACAGCAGCTTTAGCTTCTTGTGGATTCAGATTTTCAACAAAGAGTGCATCTAAATGTGATCGAGCAGCGAGGTCAGCCTGAGCTATTCCTGCACTCTCACTATAGTCAGAAACAGTAGCTATTGAAGCCTCTGTGATAAGAAGTTGGCGTTTGATCGTTCGGCGATGCTGAAGGTTCACCCCAATGGCAATGGCTACCAGAATGAACAGCCCTGCAAGTGCAAATATGAATAGCTTCTTCATCGAGTGTCACTTCCTTACTGGCTGTGGGCAGCCAATCCATCTGACGACTTCGCCCACTATTGAAAAATCGCCATCGCGGCGCATGATTCTGACAGGGTATTTCGTAGATGTGTGCTGAGGAACGAGCATAAAAGTGCTTCCATCGCGCCGTAGCCATTTGATTGTGACACCCGCCCCTTCTCGCGCCGCAACCATTTTTTCAACCAGAAGTTTGGGATCACGACGCGCGGTGTCAATAAAAACTATATATCCGTTTTCTATAGTGGGCGACATCGAATCTCCGCAAACACGCACAGCGTAAATCTCACCTGGGTGAGGGAACCACTTGCGGGGAAGCAGAAGCATATCTTCTAATTCTTTTTCATCCATCGCGCGAGGGGTCCCAGCGGCCACAGGATCTTTCAACAGGCGCACTCCTATTGTGTTTTCCAGCCCTCCCTCCTGAAGTTCACGCATCTCGGTAAGGGCCTTCATCCCAGACTCGGCCTCAAAGAAATCGCGTAGTTCTTCATTCGAGGTCATGGCCGCAAGCTTTGCGAGGGCCTTCGGGCTCGGTCGGTCAACACCTTTTTCCCAGTTTGATATTGATCCTTGAGTGACCCTAAATATCGCCGCGAAAGACTTTTGATTCAGTCCTTTAGCTTGGCGTACAGCCCGGATGCGAGCACCGAGCGATGCCAGTTCGGCTGATATTAGTCGATTATTTTTCTTGACAAACGTATTAGTTCCCTCATATTCTTGGCTCAAATCTGGAGTACAACTTTGAACCTGAACAATTCTATCCCGTTTATAAGGTTCCAGCGCACCCAGGCAAAGCAGAGACTGAATTACTCCGCTATTGCGCGAGAGCTTGATGTTTCGCCCTCTCATGTCCGTAGAGTGGCTCTTGGGTATAGCACGTCGGCACGCGTATTGAGGCGGCTCTTGCGAGAATGGCGTCGCAATGAACGGAACTCCGAGCGTGCGGCATGAAGAACAAGAATTCATGCCCACAGTCTCTCTCGCACGAAAAGCCGGTGTCTAGCGCAAATAGTTCTCTATTTTTTTCGGCAGAAAAACAATCCTTGCTCTTCTCAGGCCTAGGAAAGGCTCTACCGGGGAGCCTCAACGATGCAGCAATCGTTCGCGGGGTATTGGTGGATTCCATTCGCCGATGCGGAAAAAGCCGCGAGCAGATAGCAGATGCGATGTCCTTCTATGCCGGAACAGAAATCACCGTAAGAAGGCTCAATGGATTTACGGCAGAATCGGCAGACGACTATCGATTTCCGGCTGAACTCGATCGCGCATTTTGCGCTGCGACTGATGATTCCCGATTGCTCTTCTGCCGCGTTGAACTCGCCGGCTACAAAGTAATCAGTGAAAGCGAGGCCGAGCTTCTCGACCTGGGACGCGAGTATCTGCGGCAGAAGCGCGCTGCTGAGAACGTGGCACTACTGGAAAAAAGACTAGTGGGGGTAGATCTATGAGCAAACGGCCAGCTCTCTATCTTTCCTTCGGCACACGTCTCCGCCTCGCCTTCTATATTCTCATCCGAGGCAAAGCTCCGGCTTATGCCACACACATTGGAGACCAGATCACATCTCTCGAAGAAGAGTTTGCCGATCTATTTTTGTCGCGGAAAAAGTTTATCCACCGTCTCGTGAAAGTTGCCTGCACAGATCTGCCCGACTTTAACTACGCCAACGGCCGCACCGCCGAGACACGCATCAAGGCTCTCCGCCACACTACCGTGATGCCATCGGTCGCCATCGCCGAACTATGTCGAGAGTTCACCCTCAGCGATAGCAGCCTTCTTCGTTTTATCGATTTTCGCCTCAACCGCAGGAGGTTTGGCATAGTCGCGCACAAGGTCGGTGTGACTATCGAGTTTCTCCTTGTCTGCTGCAAAACCGAAGTCAATCTCGATGATTGTTGGCGCATCGTCCGGAATGAGCTTTTGAAACTTCGAATCGCATATGCCCAATCAGATGGCGAACTCTTTGACAGTGTTGATGCCGAACTCGCCTCCAAGAACGGGGGCAAGTAGCTATGAAAGCCGAAAATCGCCATTTTTCTCTTACTAATTTTCCACTTTGCTGGCCGGATGGCTGGGCGCGCATGGCAAGATATGCCCGAAAGAACGGCCATTTCAAGCGCGACGGCCGCGGCGTCTCGGTGATGGACGGCATCCAGCGCATCCTTCTCCAGCTCAATTCCGTGAATATCTGCCGCGACGATGTTCTGATCTCCACAAATGTGCCTCCGCGCCTTGATGGGCTTCCGCGCTCCGATCAGCCCGAGCCTTCTGATTCCGGCGTCGCCGTTTACTGGCGCAAGAGCCAGAACGCGCAGATGCAGTGCATGGCCGTGGATATTTACAACTCTGTAGCCGACAACCTGGCGGCCGTGGCGGCCACTCTGGAAGCGATGCGCGCCATTGAGCGTCATGGCGGTGCGCAAGTCCAGGAGAGAACCTTCCGCGGTTTCGCGGCGCTGCCCGCCAAGACGAAACGCGACTGGTGGGACGTTCTCGATGTGCGACAGGATGCAACCCGAGCGCAGATCGAAGTCAACTTCCGCGCGCTCTCCTTTGCCCGCCATCCCGATCGCGGCGGCAGCAACGAAGCCATGAGCGAACTGAATCGCGCACGCACAGAAGCTCTCGCCGAAAAGAATGGCGGCAACTAAATGAGCACTCAACTGGCGCTTTCTTTGGCAATTCCGCAACCCGTCGCCGCTCCGCAGCGCGTGCTGCTGACCGATCCGAGCGACCAGGCTCAAGCCGAGCTACGGCTCTCTACAATTCAGATGCTTTTTGATTACCGCACCGATCCGCAGCGCTTTGGCTCTCTGCGCCTGTTCGATGGAGAGCCTGTCACTAGCTTTTCGCGCATGGTGGCCTATGTCGCTGAGACAACACACAACGGCGAAAGCACTATCTGGCTCTGGCTGCGCAACTATGAAAAGGGAGGCCTGCCCGCTCTCGCAGACCGCAAACGTAAAGACAAGAATCAGTCTCGTTTTTTCACTGCCTATCCCAAAGCTGCTTGGCTGGCTGCATATCTCTACCTCGAATGTAAACAGTCAGCAACCTTCGCCTACGAAGCGATTGTACGCGATGCGGCGATGGTAGAGATACCTTCAGACGATTTGCCTAGCTACGAAACCGTCCGCTCCTGGCTGCGCTCCATGCCGCCCTCGTTAGTCACTTACGCGCGCCAGGGCCGCAAGGCTTACCGCGATCAGATGTCTCCATATCTCCAGCGCCAGTTCACCGATCTCTACGCTAACGAGTGCTGGATCGGCGATGTGATGATCTTTGACATCGAAGCGCAAAACGATGTCTTTGCAAACGTCGAGTACGGCTCGCCGCTGCGCATTCGGCTCGATGCAAATATCGATTACCGTTCGCGCCTGCTGGTGGGCTTCAGCTTCTGCTGGGAGGGCAGCTCGCGTTCCGTCGCTGCAACCATGATTCGAGGAATTCGCAAATATGGTCCTCCCGTCTATTGGTACACGGATAACGGAAAGCCGCAGAAGAAGGCGGCGCTTGGAGCGCGGCGCGGCTACGAGGTTGATACACCAGATGCACCTGCGGATTGGCGAAAAGCCGAGCTGGCATCCATTGAGGCTACCGGCTTCCTGGGCCGCGCTGGAATCGCAGTTCAGCATTGCCTCCCATTTCACCCGCAGGCCAAAGCCGTGGAACGCTTCTTCCGGACAGTTCACGAGCGCTTCGACCGATGCTGGCCGACGTACACCAGCGGAAATCCCTTCACTCGTCCGGATTCTACTACAGCCCTAATGATGCGACACCGCAAGTTGGTCAAGCACGGCCGCCTGGCAGAGTCTGACCATCCAAAGGTCTCCACCATCATTGCTGCTTTTCTCGGCTGGTCTGAGGAATACAACAATACCCCGCACACCGGCGAGGGTATGGACGGCGCAACACCGCGCCAGGTCTTTGAAAGCAGCCTTAATCCCAACCAGCGGCCCGCGCCCGATCCGGCAACGCTGGCGCTGCTGATGGCCGAGCATGAGCGCAGAACCGTTCAGGAATGCGCGGTTCGTTTGAACAATCGCCGCTACATCCCTGTTGATCCGAACGGCTACGCCGCGCTGCACAACCTCAATCAATGCGAAATCTTTATTGCCTACGAGCCGGGCGCGCCGGAAGACGCCGCAGCGCTGGATCTCGATGACAACTTTATTTGCCCATTGCAGGCCGAAGAACTCGTCCGCTTCGCACCTGGTGATCCGCACACGAAAGACCTGGTCTCCGAATCAATGCGCCAGCGCCGCCACCTGGAGAAGCAGACGCGCGAAGCGCTCTCAACCATCTCTCTTGTCGCGCGACAAAATGGCGCTCTCTCGCCGCTAGAGTCGATGGCCCAGCGGCTGCAGCTCCCCGCCGACACCGATATCTCTGATGTAGTTACCCAACGCCCCCACAAACTGTCCCCTGACAAAGACACCTTTACTCGGCCGACAACGCCGGCCGAAGCTGCACGTATTTTGAAGGAGCAGATGAAATGAACGAAGCTGCCAATAGCGCTGCGCGTGTACAGAAACTCGCCATCGACTATTTGAATCAATCCGGCATGAGCCCGGATGATTTCGCTCGCAGAATAGGCTACTCGCCGAACACATTCTGCCAATTTCGCAACGGACGCTATGCCACAATCACCGACGCCAGTCATATCTGCGCGGCCGTGCTGAACTTCATCGAACGCTTTCCTCTTGAGTCCGACGCCTGGACCGGGAACCTTTATGAAACCGGCGCCGTCAAGATGATGCGCAACGTATTCACGCGCTTGCTGGAACGCCCGCAGATCTTCATGGTCTATGCGCCGCCAGGCTCGGGCAAGACAGACATCGCCCGCTACCTGATTTCGCAGCACAACGCGCAGCGCGTACCCGATGAGAAAACCTACATCTTCCGCGTCTACTGCCGCGCTCGCATTTGCCCACGCGATTTAATGAAGCGCGTGGCTACCGCCTGCGGCACTGAGGCGCACACGGCCATCGACCGCGCCATTCACAATCTGCGCTGGGATTTCCGCGGCGCGCGTGTCGTTCTCTACTTCGACGAAGCGCAACACCTTTCCATCGACTGCATGGAGGTTGTGCGCGAGCTGCTCGACGAAGATCCGCGATTCTCGCTTTGCTTCGCGGGCTCGCACGAACTGGATCGCATCTTCGCCGATTTCGCCGGGCGGCTTGAGCAGCTGGAGCGCCGCATCTCCGACAAGATCACGCTACCGGCCGTCACCGCTGACGAGGCTGCAGGCATCCTGAAATCCGAACTCGCCGGCCTCACGCTCAATGACGGCATGATCCGCCAGCAGATCGAGCTGGCCACCATCAGCGTTCGCGTGGACCGCAAAACGCAGCGCTACATCTCTATCGGCAGATTGATGGCCGCGATCCGCGAGTTCCGCTCGGGACTGGCCACTCCGGAAAATTCCGAGAAAGCCGAGGCAGCCGCATGAAGATCAACCGCTACATTCGCTATTCCAAAGTGGCCTCTTCCGTTGACGATGAGAACGTAGGCACATCTTCAGCGTTGCCTTCGTCGCTTCAACGGTTGGTCGATGAAACGGATGAGATTGAGCATGAGGAATTGCTTAGCCGCGCTCGTAATTTCACTGTCAATTGCCTGCCAATTACTCGCCTGCATCAGCGCCGCTGGTGGGCTAGATTATACGACTGGTCGCCCTCAGATCAGCAGCTACGCCGTTGGACCAACTTCGTCTTTCGCGCAGATGAATTTGTGTGCGATGCCTTGAAGCTCTTTGTTGTTCTGGCCGCGTTCTATCTTATTTTGGAAATCCTTCCCGCATTTCTGCCTGGAGGCACTGTTGACCAGATGCTTGGAGGTGCGAGGTGATCGAGCGTTACATCCGGATTCGCTGCGATATTTGCCTGAACCCTTCCGATTGCGAAGACCTGGCCATTGTCTCCGAAACTCAACTCCGTCGCGATCTCAAAGAACGCGGCTGGGTCTTTGAACGGGAATCGCGGCTGCACGATAAAACAGACCGCTGCCCAGAGTGCGCGAAAGGCGGCAAGTGATGCCAACCGAGCCCCGCGATCGCGTTGTCTACATCGACAAGTTTGGAGGCATGAAGTGTATCTCCGCCAAGGCGGTTGCCGCCGTTCCTTCGGAGTTCACCGATGTGTTGACCGCGCTCTCCGTCGATCTGGAATTGGCGCTTGATTGCCTGCGCATTTTTCAAGGCGTTCCGATTCCCGTTGCGAAGGCCATCCTCAGAAATATCGAACCGGCGCACGCCGCCATCGATATGGCGATCCGCTGCTCGCGCCCAAAGGAAAGGCTGGTGAACTGATGCAGGCTCCTCCATTTCTTTGCCAGGTCTGCGGAACTCCGAAGCTCGACACGAATCACTGGCTCTTCGCCATCGTGAAGCCGGGCTTCGAAGGAATCCTCTTTCAGCCAATCGAGGCCACAGATCCGGACCGCAACCCACTCTTCACCTACGAGGAAATCTGCGGCCAGGCCTGCTGCCACACGCGGCTCTCCCGCTACCTCGACGACCTCAACGAAACTTTCAAAGCAATGCAGAAAAGTGAGGATGACGCTAATGACACTCAATAAAAAGACCGCTCCCACTCCCGACCAGGTAGACTCTCTCTGCCTGGCATTCGACTCGGAAAAATCTGCCGTTGAGGACGCGCAGCAGAAGTTCTCTACCGCCAAAGGCGCGCTGCTGGAGGCTGTGCAGGATTTCGGCTACACGCCCGCCAACGCCGAGAAGACAACGCGGCTCGAAGGCTCAATCTATATTGCCGACGCCACCGTTGCCTCAACCGTGGAAATCGTCGAAGCTCCCGTTGGCGAGCTGCAAAGCGAACTCAGCCCCCTCAAGAGGCCCAAGGTCTTCACGGAACTTTTCGACCGCAAGGTGAAGCACACACTGCGCAAGGACGCCGCCGGCACACTGAAGCTGGCCATCGGCGCGTTCTCGCAGGAGACGCAAAGCCGCCTG